GACTTCGAAGAGGTACTTGGTCCTTTAGGTTTCCCAGAAGACGAACTTTGGGAAGCAGAATACAGGGGTAGAAAAGTTCCTCTTAACAAACCAATGAGAGGTGATGTAAAGAAATTTAAAGTGTACGTAAAAGATCCAAAATCAGGAAACGTGAAGAAAGTCAACTTTGGACATGGTGGTACAAGTGCAAAAAGAAAAACTATGAGAATTAGAAAGTCAAACCCTAAAGCAAGGAAATCATTCAGGGCTAGACACAACTGTGCAAATCCAGGACCAAAAACAAAAGCAAGATATTGGTCTTGTAGGAAGTGGTAACATGAAAATCAACGAAGTAGTAGGGATGACAGAAGCGGAGTTTGAGATATTCGCCGAAAAGAAAGATGCCTGCTATCACAAAGTAAGATCAAGATACAAAGTTTGGCCTTCGGCTTACGCCTCTGGTGCTCTAGTTCAGTGTCGTAAAAAAGGCGCGGCTAATTGGGGCAACAAGAGTAAGAAGAAATGAAGATAAACGAGCTGAACGAATCACCAGATAGAGAATATGTAAATCTTCCCAAAGAAGATATTGAGAGATTAAGACAGAAGTTTCTACCAGATTGGGAATACAAAGACAACAGCCTACAAAAAAGATACAAGTTCGAGGACTATTTTGAAGTTATTCAATTCTTGATCAACACAATCAAACCACAGGAAAAGTTAGATCATCACGCAGACCTCGGTGTGTTCTATGATGAAGTTCTAGTAAAAATTTACACACACAGGACAAATGATGTGACAGACTATGACTTCATGGTGGCTATGCAGATGGACATGATAGCCAAAATGAAACATGGTGCCATCAATCCCAACTATGACCTAAATGCATTAGTTGACGAGGGCACAAGATGTTGGAAAGGATATGTGAGAAAAGGCATGAAGACAATGTTCGGCAAGCGTGTGCCAAACTGTGTTAAGAGAGAACACGTAGACTTCTGTGTCAACTGTGGTGGCATAATGCTACACGAATCTCTAAATGAAAATCTCAAAAAATGGTTCAAACAAAAATGGGTAAGGATGGGACCAAAAGGCAAGATCAGAGGTGCATGTGGT